TGCGTCGAGGATCAGGATTAGCTGCGTGGGGTTCATTTGTGCCTCAAAGCGCGAGCTTTGAAAGACTTAACTTCGTCCAGCAAAGGCTTTGCAGCCTCGCGTAACTTGCTGGCAAATAGCTTCTGCACATCGACCAGATAGAGGCAATCAACGCCCCATTCGTCTTTGTGCCCGTACTTCTGCATGTCTGCGCTGGTAATCTGCATTTTTGCTTGCTCGATTCTGCCAGGTCTGCGCGCCTGGCCTGCTGTTACCGCTTACGGCAAGGACCGCGCGGCGGAGATTACGCCTCTTGCTCATCGTCAAAATAGCCAACTTCGATGGCATCCACCTTGGCGATCAACTCGTCCAGCAACTCGTTGGCGTCATCTCCCGCCCACTCCGCAGGATCGTCGCCAGCCGTGCAAGCATTGCAGTTGCAGCCACAGGAGCCGGTTCCGGTCTGGTAGATAACAGCAACCGGGTCAACAGTACCGACCAGCACATCCCAAGAGTTTGTAGAGACTTCTTCGCCCCAGTACACGCGACCATCAGGCATTGCGTAAAGGGTATGGATGTTGCGGGTGTGCTGGTTGATGCAAGCCTGTGCGGATTGATCGGAAACGAGGTCGTAAATCTGTTCGCGGATCGTCATTTTTTCTTCTCCTTGTGCGGTTGATTGCCGATGTGCCGGATGCGCCCCGGCCGGCGGTTGCTACTAAAGCGATTCGCGGATATCTAAAACCGTCCACATCGGGCCGGAAGCGTAGCGGTATTTCTTGCCGATCACCAGCGGCTCATCGTGGGACATCTGGCGGATGCTGACGTGGATTACCTTGCCTTTGCGCTCCAGTGTGGCGATTACGTGTCTGTCGGTCATTTGCGGCCCCCTTGTTTGATCTGTATTGAGTATGCGCCACTTGCCGGTGCGTGTCAACACTTATTTTGTGATTATTTGCACTCTTGTGCGCGCCGTCACAGTTTATCTGCAAGGTGCTGTAATTGCTGTAGTTATATCGTGGTGCGCATATGGGGTGCGGGGGTGCGGATTGCTCTCATCTCTCAATTATGTCGCCACAACACGCGCGCGAGAAAATAAAGCATAGAGCGGCTTTTGGCTCCCGCAGAGTGTTGCGCTATGCGTGCGAGTCCCCTCGCCGTGCTCCCTGGGCCTGAGCTGCGTTTTCGCAGGCGGTACATTTAGCACCGGGCCGGGCTGGATTAAGCCGCGACAACCAATTCGCGCAACGAAAGCAGCATATCACGCCAGGCGCAGCGAACCGTCAAGCAACCCTTGACAGTTGATATTGTCTTGGACAGTCAAAGACAGTCAAAGAATGTCCTCAAATGTCACCTAGGCAGAGGCAGAGGCAGATATAAAGTACAAAAGCATTGTCGGCGCAAAAAGCTGCGCCGACGCAAATGGGCGTGCTCTATAATTCGGCCATGGAAAGCAGCGCCTGGAAATACCACTCGGATACCGGCCTGATCGAGAGCCCCATCGGCTTTGCGCTGGGCGAGGGATACTCGGGCAACGGCGCGGGGCTTAACAATCCCGCGATGGAGAGCGTTCACAACCACGGCCCGATTCCCCGCGGTGCATGGACGATTGGACCGTTCCATGACGATCCCGGCGGCAAAGGTCCAGTCGTGGCGCATCTCATGCCGATTGCGATCACCGAGACATTCGGCCGCGCCGGCTTCATGGTCCACGGCGACAACCAGGCGCTGAACCACTCGGCAAGCGAGGGCTGCATTGTCGCCCCGCGATTCATCCGCGACCAGATCGCCGCTGGTCTTAGCGTGTGCAGTGTTCTGGAGGTGGTGTAGTGACAATTTCGCGCGCATGGGCAATCGGTATCGGCGTGGTGCTGGGTCTGGCAATCGTGCTGGGCGGGTACGAGTGGCTGCAAGAGCATGATGCGCGGCTCAAGGCTGAGTCAACGCAGGTTGCTCAGCAGCAGGTGATCGCCACCGCGCAAAAGAGCATCGACCAGGCTAAGGCCGACCAGGCGCAGACTGCCAGCGATCTCAAGACGCAACTTGCCGCGATTGCCAGCCAGCGCACCATCGTGGTCACCCCCCAGCAGGCCGCCGCAGTCGCCAACACACTGCCCAATCTACCCGCGCATGTCCAGGTCCAGCAAATTCCGGCCACGCCTACCGCGCCGGCCTCGCAGCAGATCGTGATTCCGCAGGCGGACATTCCCGCATTCCAGGCCTACAAGCTCGATTGCGACGAGTCCAGCGCCAAGCTCACGGCCTGCTCACTCAACGCGGCCAGCGCGGCAGTGATTCAGCAGGCTACAACCAACCAGCTCGCCGCGGTGACCAAAGAGCGCGACACCTGGGAGGCCACAGCCAAGGGCGGCACGTTCTGGCAGCGATTCAGGCATGACGCAATCCAGATCGGCGTAACGGCCGGAGTGGCCTACGCCGCAGGGAGACTGAGCAAATGAGCGGCAACTGGGCAGCAGGATTCCTCCGGTCACAACTGAGCGACAAAGACGGCAGCGTGAGCAACACGCGCGTGATGCAATGCCTGATCATCTGCCACGTGTTGGGATGGATCAGCGCGCTCCTGTTCTGCTACTGCCTGATTACCTACAAGACGCACGGCGTCATCAGCATGACCGACATGGTGACGTTCATTGGCTCACTGGGCACGTTCGCGACCATGCTGATTGGCACGCTCGGGCTCATCAAAGGCGGAACAGACGTGGCAAACAACCGCGCGCCGAACGCACAGGACCAGGTTCAGCCGCCCTCAGTGGGCGCAGATGGTAAACTCTAACGCAGATTGTGAGGTTTCGAGATGGTGCATTTCCTGGTGATTTCAATCGCGATTTTCGTGGCATTCTTCCTGGGCGTCTGGCTGGCGCCTGTCGTGCGCGGTGACTATGGCGAGTTCAAGGCCTTCGTCGAGCGCAAGCTCAAGGCAGCCGAGCAGGCCGCGAAGGACAAGCTCTAACGAGTTTGCGCGGGTAGCTGCTACGCTCCTAAGGCGCAAGTGGCCCGCGCGATTCACTGCATCACTCTTGGGGACCGCTCGATTTGACAACGGGCGGCCCATTTTTCAGAGGGTACGAATGGTTGAGCGCAGGACGAATGTAAGCCAGTTCGCCGGGGTAAATGCCCTCCAAAAGGACATTGAGCGCCTAACCAAAGAGCGAGATGCACTCGCCAAAGAGCGTGAGAACTCGCAAACTCGCTTGCTCGAAGAGCATGGGGTAGCACTCGCCGAGATGAAAACCACGCTGGACCTTTTAGTGGAGCGCACAAAAGATCTGCCGGATATATCCAAACGAGTTACGCGGCTCGAATCGTGGAAGGCATTCATCGGCGGAATTGCCGCAGCGTTTACAATGATCGGCGGCGCAGTTGGTTTTATCGTCGGCACCCTTGCGAGGTCAAAGTAATGGCAGCCGAAGTCTACAATCCCGAAATCGCCGAAGAAATCTTGGTGCGCATGAGTGGCGGCGAGAGTCTGCGCACGATCTGCGCCGACGATGGGTATCCATGCCGCAGGACAGTGACCCGCTGGGCCGTGCGCGATACCGAGGGATTTGCTGATCGGTATGCCGCGGCGCGCCGGGCCGGGGTCGAATCTAGGATCGAAGACGCAAATGAGATCGCCGCGGAAACGCCGCTGATTACTATTACGCTTCCAGACGGCAGCATAAAGACGTGCATAGATGCGGCTGGCGTCCAGCGCAATCGTCTACGCTGTGACCAGGCCAAGTGGGAAGCCTCGCACCTGCTGCGCGGTGGACTCAAGCCTAGCGCGCCGCTGGACTATAGCGACAAGATCCAGACCGAGATCAGCGGAGAGCTGAATCTAAGCCTCGCTGATCGCCTCCAAAAGGCACGCGACCGCGCTAAATCCAAATGACAGAAGCGGAACAAGTAGTCGAAGACATTGCGCAATATGCGGATGATCCACTCGGCTTTGCGCTTTACGCGTTTCCCTGGGGAGAGCCGGGCGAGCTGGAAGACGTATCCGGACCGCGCGTGTGGCAAGCTGATATTTTAGACACGATCGGTCGGCATCTACGATCCGAAAACAGATTCGACCCCCTGCGCATCTCGGTATCCAGCGGCCATGGTGTCGGTAAAAGCGCTCTAATATCAATGGTTTGCGGTTGGGGAATGAGCTGTTATGTCGATGCGCGCATCAACGTCACGGCCAACACTGGCAAGCAGCTCGATACTAAGACCTGGCCAGAGCTGGCGATATGGTTCCGCAGGCTCATAAACGCCGACTGGTTCAAGGTCAAAGGTGAAAGCGTAGGGGTCAAAGATAAAGGGCACGAAGAGACTTGGCGCATTGATGCGGTGCCATGGTCCGAGAACAACCCGGCCGCCTTCGCCGGACTGCACAACAAGCGCAAAATTGTGATTCTGGTAATGGATGAGGCGTCCGAAATTCCCTACATCGTCTGGGAAACCAGCGAAGGTGCGCTTACCGACGAAGACACCGTCCTGATCTTCTTGGCGTTCGGCAACCCAACGCAGAATACCGGAGCATTTCGTGAATGCTTTGGAAAGAATAAGCACAGATGGGTGCGCAAGCAGATCGATAGCAGGCAGGTCGAAGGCACAAACAAGAAGCTATTAAGCGAATGGGTTGATGATTACGGCGAGGACTCCGACTTCGTAAGAGTGCGCGTCCGCGGAGAGTTCCCCAGGGCGGGAAGCTCTCAGTTCATCGCTGGCGACGTGGTGGCAGATGCCCGCAAGCGCAACGTGGGCGACCAGAGCAGGGCATACAAGATCCTCAGCGTGGACGTAGCGCGGTTCGGCGATGACCAGACGGTGATTGGCTACCGGCAGGGCCTGCGCGCTGTCACGACTGACAAGATTCGTGGCATGGACACGATCCAGGTTGGCCGACAGGTCATCATGCGCATTCTTCAAGAGCGGCCACGCTCGGTTGTGGTGGACGGTGACGGCATCGGCGGAGGCGTGGTGGACTATGTGCGCACCTACCTTCCTGAGGCGTGGAAGGCGGCTGGTCTCCCCCATACGCTTCGCAAGACGGGCGGAACGCCAGAGATCATCCTGCCCGAGTGGTTCCGCATCGAGGAGTTTCATGGCGGCGCCACCCCTGGCGACCAGTTCATGTACTTCAACAAGCGCGCCGAGGTCTGGGGCAAACTGCGCGACTGGCTGGTCACTGCGCAGATTCCCGACGATCCAGAGCTTGAGGCGGACTTGACGGGGCCGGAATACTACCACTCAAACAAGAACCAGATTCAGCTTGAGCGCAAAGAGGACATGAAAAAACGGAGCTTGTCATCGCCCGACACAGGGGATATGCTTGCAATGACGTTCGGCGTGACGCCGATGAACAAGACGCGCGACGAAGCGCTGGTCGAAGATTTGGCCAACACTCCGGACCCGATGGAGTGGCATTTCAAGATGCTGCGCGAGACGGATCGGCGCGAGAAAGCCAAGAAACCGATGAATTACTGGGAGTGAGACATGGGTGTTTATGTCGATGATATGCGCGCGCAATATGGCCGGATGATTATGTGCCATATGTGCGCTGACACAACCAAAGAATTGAAAGAGATGGCTCAAAAAGTTGGTGTAAGTCCACGTTGGATTCAACATCAAGGAACATGGAAAGAACACTTCGACATCTGTCTTTCAAAACGCGCCCGCGTTATTGAGTTTGGAGCTGTCCCCATAAGCCGCCGAGATTATGCGCGATTTGTAATGGCGCGAAGACCTGATTTATCGTTTCCGCTTGACGAACCGCGCGCAACGCGCAAAGATTGACGCAATGACCTTTCGTGACCGAATCCGCGCATGGCTGGGCATCACGCAAATTGTGACGGCTGTCACAGATGTTCCGTCGCTGACCATGTTCAAGGCGATGGAGATGAAGCAGGCTGAGCGCCACGACGCGATCCTGGCCGCGCTCACCCGCATCGAGCAGCGCATGATCAACGAGCACATCGGCGTTCAGCCGCGCGAATTCACCGAGCCCATTCTCGATTGGGATACGGTGCAAGCTATTGCATTGACACAACTTCAACGCAATCCAGAAAAGGAGCAGCATGTTTAACTATCCGATTGGCAAAGGCGGCATTCCGCCGAAGAAGATGGCGAAAGCGCCCGTTGCGATCCCCGCCGACGCCGACGAAATGCACGCTGGCGAAGACGATGAGCCGGACGTGAACGACAAGCCGGTCCATACCGAGCACCACCCGGAGGGCCACCACACCACCACGCACGAGTCCGGTGCGGCCCATGACAGCGAGAACCTGGAATCGCTGAAGGATCACCTCGACAAGTACTTCACCGAGGAAGAGCACGAACCCAGCGAAGGCGGCGAAGAGGGCGGTGGAAAGTGGTAGTTAGCTACGCAGAAGGCACAGCAATCAACCTCCAGGACGCCGCGCGAGACCTCGACGCGCGGCTCAAATCGCTGGAATCATTCGAGAGCCAACCAGCGCCAGTCGACGAGGCGCTCACCTCGCGCGTCAAACTGCTTGAGGATGAAGTTACCCTCCTGCGGGCCGCACTGGAACCAAAGAGCTAGACATGCCCTTTCGCTCACTCAAGCAGGCCCGCTGGGCGCACTCTCAAACCGGAGAGAAGGCGCTGGGCGGACCTGCCAAAGTGTCCGAGTGGGATTCCGCGACAAACTTCAAGTCATTGCCAGAGGCGACCATGAAGACCAAGCACGTCGATTTGGGCAGCAAAGGCAGTTTCCAAGAGAAGCCTGGCGCGCTGCACGCCATGCTGCATGTTCCTCCCGACCAGAAGCTGACATCCGCCCAGGAAACGCCGAAGCCAGGCGACTCGCCGCTGTTGCGTCGGCGCAAAGCATCGGCTGCGGGTTTCGCCGCGATGCACAGGGGGTAGCATGGACTTTGAGCAGCAAAAGCCGATAACAGACGAGTTCCGCAAGGGGTGGGAGCGAATCTACGTGCAGCAGGAAGTGCGGAAAGAGAAGAGCGTAGACAGCGCGGGAACCTACAAAAACGGCTGCCCGATCCTGAGCGATGGCCCACAGAAAGACGATCTCTAATGCCTGACCCAACGCTGAACCCTGACGACACCGAGCAAGACGAGCAAGAACCCGTTGCGCAGCGTCTGACGCCCATGCCCTGGCCGCCCCCCGGCTACACTCCAGGTAAGATCGCGCCATGGTTCTGCGGTGCGCAGGAGAACGGCAAAGAGGAAATCTACGGGCCGGACGAACTGGGCGAGTACGTCTCAGCGATTGAGCAGCTTACGCAGAACGTCAACAAGACGGACTCTGCCGCGCGAATCTGGGAAGTGCTCCAAGCTTGGGAGATGCGCCTGTTTCGCCGCAATTACCAGTTCCTGAACGTGGGCTGGAAGGGCTGGGGCATGTTCGGCGGCTCATCGGGGGCCAACGGTGCGCAGAGTGTCATGGCGGCCGGCAACGCGATGAAACTGTTCTCGTGCAATG